GTGATCCAACCTGTATTAGTGTCGAGTTGGATGCTACCTGGATTCAAGGGGTCAGCGTTGTTTATTGCAGACAATCCTGTAACAGTATAAGTCATCTGCCCTGTATTTTCATAATCATAACCAATAATCTTGTATACCCACTCGTTATTATGACGTACACGACCTATGTAACCATCGTATGGCATATAATATCCATAGTATGGATCTGATGTTGGTGGTACTAATGTAAGTGGTTGACTATTTAAAATAACAGGTGGTCTTGCATTAGCTGCAGGTTTTGGGTTTTCAACATAGTAATTAACAACGATGATGTTATAATTAGTAGTAACAATACCGCTATCAGTAGTTAATTGTACTGTAAAGTTATAAACTTTTGAGGTTGGTAGTCCTAAATTTGATAGTGGAGGTTCAGCATATCCTGTAATCAATCCTAATGGTGTCATCGACAGCCCAGGTGGTAACCTACCAAATATAATTTTTACAAATGGGTTATTATCAGGGTCTGTATTCTCATATCGAATTTGATAGTAAACGTATTTTGAGTCTACGGTGGAGATGATGGTACCTGGGTAGGTGAGGAATCTAGGTGGGCTTGCTCCAGTTACGGTCATTGTAAATGAACGATCACGTATATTTCCTACTGCATCAGTTGCTCGTACTGTAAATGAATAAGTTGTATCAATACCAACTTCAGCAGGAATACCTAATAACAAACCATCACTGCGCAATGTTAGCGGGTTTTCAGGAAGTCCTTCAGGTAAACGTCCACTTTGTAGTGTATAAGTGACATTAGACAATCCATCAGCACTAATAGCTGAGAATTGAAATGTTACAGGTCTACGTTCTAAAAACTGACCTACGCTTCCTGCAGGGGTATTCCATATTGGTTGAGACATATTATCGCTGTAGTATTCTTAATGCTGCTTCGTAATGTTTTTTTCTATCTTCAAGCCCAATAGTGCCACCATTTATTCGTTTTGTTAACGTAATAAAATCACCTTTGTCACACCATTGATTTAATTTGTTACTATCCCAAAACCATCCTGCACTTGCTACTGCACCTGCATGAGTTTCCATATAAGCAACACATTCTTCAATAGGTATTCCTAATGATGTAGCAAATCTTGTGTAATTAACTTTACCTGTTAATTGAATTAATCCTCTACCACAAAATCTCCAACCATCACCACTTGCTTCATCGCCATTACCCATGCGGTTTGCGTAAACACGGTTAGCAATTTTTTCAGGTTTTCTTTCATATTGTTTTGCCAATGCTTCATTAGGAAAATATTTCTTAAATATTTTTACTAAACCTTGTGCGCTATAGTTTAAATTTTCTTTTAATGCGGTATATCCACCACTTTCATGTCCTGTTTGTGCAAGAAATCCTGCAATACGTTGTGGCGTATTAATTTCATAATGTTCTATTGTTTGATTAAGTGGTTCAATAAATGGCTCCAATTTAGCTGCAGGAGTTTTATCACATACTGCTCGTAATATTTCTAGTGTTACTTGCATTTTAATTTCTTCCTATCATAACTTCGATAGTGCCTTCTTCTGTACTATCATAATTTTGTAATGCTTTACCAATGACTGTACCAACTGTAGGATTGTCAGTAGCTGTTGCACATCCATGCAATGAACTTACTAACATATCACCTTTTCTAATCTTCCCACGTACTTTGACAGGTACACGTCCTGCAAGTGCAATACATATTGGATGTTCATAGTTATTTAAACTATTCATCACATATGCAGGTTCAGTAGTTACAATACCTGCAACTCTTGTGCTCATATATGTATTACATATTGTAACTTCAGCACTGCCACCTATTTCAACAACACGACCTTTTTCAATAGGTGCATCACCTGCATAATATTCAGCCAAGTCAGAATAGGTTGCTTGTAATTGTGAGCCACTTGTTAATGTCCAATTACCTGTTAGATTACCTGAGGTTGATGAACCACCCGTTGTAATATCTCTGTTTGTAAATGTTTCGTTAACAGTAAAATTACCTGTGTAAGTTAATGGTCCTGTACCTGAACGCCCTAATACTTTTGTGTCCCCTGATCCAAAATTAATATAGGCACTAGATCCACTACTTTGCTGCCCACGTAAGCCAAGCGTATCTGATAAATTAACATCGCCCAAATAAATATCGTCGCCAACTCTATAGTTAATTCCACTACCGCCATTATTAGTCGCCCAAAAATTATCAGCAGTTATATTATTAGTTACTTTTAAATTTCCTGCGACATTAGCGTTACCACTAACATATAATTCTGCTCCATTGATATTGGCATTACCACCAATTATTGCATTTCCAACAATGTTTGCTGTAGCTCCACCAACTACTAAATTACCATTTGGTATGTTTACTGTTTGGTTTTGTATATTTGCTGTGCCTGTAGAAGCACCTATTATTAATGTAGTAGCTGCACCAAATGCGTTTACTGTAGTTGCAACACTGTTATAAACATTTTGCGTTGTTTCTGTACCTACTAATGTTGGATTACGTAATGTAGCTGTGCCACTATTAGCACCCATATTAAGACTACTTGCTGCACCAAATGAGTTTACAGTAGTTGCAGTGGTGTTATAAACATTTTGTGTTGTTTGTGTTCCAACTAATGTTGGATTATTAACAGTCATTGTGCCACTAGTTGCACCAACGTTTAAACTTGTAGCTGCACCAAATGCATTTACTGTAGTAGCAGTAGTATTAAATACATTTTGTGTTGCTTCAGTGCCAACTAATGTTGGATTGCGTAGTGTAGCTGTTCCACTATTTTGTCCAAGATTTAAACTTGTGGCTGCACCAAATGCATTTACTGTAGTAGCAGTAGTATTAAATACATTTTGTGTTGTTTGTGTTCCAACTAATGTTGGATTATTAACAGTCATTGTGCCACTAGTTGCACCAACATTTAAACTTGTAGCTGCACCAAATGCATTTACTGTAGTAGCAGTAGTATTAAATACATTTTGTGTTGTTTGTGTTCCAACTAATGTTGGATTATTAACAGTCATTGTGCCACTAGTTGCACCAACATTTAAACTTGTAGCTGCACCAAATGCATTTACTGTAGTAGCAGTAGCATTAAATACATTTTGTGTTGTCTGTGTTCCAACTAATGTTGGGTTATTAACAGTCATTGTGCCACTAGTTGCACCAAGGTTTAAACTTGTAGCTGCACCAAATGCATTTACTGTGGTTGCAGTAGAGTTATAAACATTTTGCGTTGTTTCTGTACCAACAAGTGTAGGATTACGCAATGTAGCTGTACCACTGTTTAATCCAATGTTTAAATTACTTGCTGCACCAAATGCGTTTACAGTAGTTGCAGTGGTGTTATAAACATTTTGTGTAGTTTCTGTACCAACAAGTGTGGGGTTACGTAACGTAGCAGTACCACTGTTTAATCCCATGTTAAGATTAGAAGCTTGTCCTGCAAAATTCATGGTTGAAGCAACAGTGTTAAATGCATTTTGTGTTGCTTGACTACCAACAATAGTTGGGTTTTGTAGGGTCATTGTACCTGCTACAGCACCCATTGTGATAGATGTTGCTGCACGTGCAAAATTCATCGTGGTTGCTACACCATCAAACAATGATTGTGTTGAATTAGCACCTATAACATTGCCATTACGGATAGTTAATTTACTTCCTGCACTATTAACACCCATGTTAATGCTTGTAGCTGCACTACCAATATTCACAGTACCTGCTGTAGTGTCTGCTACATTAAATGTCGCACTTGTTGTATCAATGTTACTTGTACTACTATCACCAAACAATGATATTGTTTCGCCTGACCCATTAATACCTGCATTGCCACCAACACCAATATAATTTGAACGTATATTAGTGCCTACATTCAATCCTTTAGCAACACTTACACCACCTGTTGTGCTAATACTTGCGCCTGTATCTAATGCGTTTAATGAATCATTAGTATTTTGTACTTCAATTTTCGTATTACTTATTGTACCGTTACTGTTTGACCCAACAAGATATAAGTTACCACCAATATAAACATCTTTAGCAATACCTACGCCACCTGAAACTTGTAGTGCACCACTTGTATAGTTATTATTGGTTGCGTTTTGTGTACCAAATATTTTAACTACACCTGTTGCACCACCATTACCAATGTTAATCGTTGTGTCAGCAGAGTTTGCTAAATTAATGGTTGAAGCTTGTCCAAATGCATTGACTGTTGTAGCAATTGTATTGAATAAGTTTTGATTAATTTGTCCTGTTTCACCAACCACTGTATTACTACGCAATGTTAACGTGCTATTAGTTGCACCAATATTCATTGCAGTTGCTGCACCAAATGCGTTTACAGTAGTTGCAGTGGTGTTATAAACATTCTGTGTTGATTCTGTACCAACCAATGTTGGGTTACGTAAGGTAGCTGTTCCACTATTTGCACCGATATTCAATCCTGTTGCATCGCCAAATGCATTTACTGTGCTAGCTATTGTGTTATAAACATTTTGTGTTGCTTCAACACCAACTAAAGTAGGATTGCGTAATGTAGCAGTGCCACTATTTTGCCCAATGTTTAATGTAGTAGCTGCACCAAATGCATTTACGGTAGTTGCATTACTGTTATATACATTTTGTGTTGCTTGTGTACCAACCAATGTTGGATTACGTAAAATAGCATTGCCACTATTAGCACCCATGTTGAGTGTGGTAGCAGTACCCGCAAAGTTCATTACTTCAGTAACAGTTTCAAATAAAAATTGCTGTGTTTGTCCTGCAGGAGATACTAATGTTGGACTTACTAAAATGGTAGTACTATTAACACCACCAAAACGAATGACATTAGCTTCTAGACCAATACCTAGGTTAGATGCATTATTAGGTAATATCGCAACACTACTACTTGTCGTTAAAATGTTACCACTTGTATCAATTGTTAGTATGCCACTAGCATAACCACTATTACCTGCGTTGTTACCAATATATAGCGCATCTGTTGCCACACTTGTACCAACGTGCAATCGTTTAGCAATACCAACACCACCTGCCACAGTGAACGCACCGTTTGAACTATTTGAGCTATCAATAGTACTACCAATAGTTACAGAATTTGTTGTTGATGAAAGATTTACATCACCTGCAACATTTAAATTACCACCAATACCTACTCCACCAACAACTACTAACGCACCTGTTTGTGTATCAGTACTTACTGTGGTGCCTTTAACAAAAACATCTTTATTAGCTTGAATACCACCACTTGTTGTAATACTATAATTTGCGTCAGTATAGTTACCACTGTTTACAGCAAACACGCTGACCACACCTGATTGTGTAACACCAAAATTACCACTAGATCCGTTTGGTGCGTTTACGCCAATTTCTAATGTGTAGCCACTGATATTATTACCAACATTTAAACTGTTTCCAACTGACATACCACCTACTACCCGCATTGCGCCTGTAGCTAAATTTGATGAATTAGTTGGTGATCCTACATAAATGTTATTGGCAAATGACGCACCACCTGCAACTTGTAACGCACCTGAGTTTAATGGGTTGTTATAGTCAACTGCACTATTGTTTTCAGTTTGTACAATACCTGTACTTGATACAGTGAATACACCTAAATTACCAATAGGTGTATCATTACCAATATTAAGAGAATTTGCATTAATATTTGCTCCAACATTTAGTGCTTGGGTTATTGCTGCACCACCTTGAACACGCAAACTACCTGTTCCCATACCAAATGTAGAATTATTACTTAATACAAGTAAATTACTTGCAGTATTAGAAAGTGTTATACCACCACCTGCTGATATGGTTAGATTAGAACCAATAGCTGCAATAGGTGTACTAATTGTTTGTAACACACCTGCGGTAGTGTAACGAACAAAACCTGTTAGTGTAGTAAATGTTAATGGATCACCAATATTAGCATTGGTTAGTAATGCTGAGCTTAGTTGTACATTGTTATTACCTGTCCAACGATCTACAACTGTTACGTCTGAATCTAGTAAACCTGAAACACTACTTGTTACAACTTGACCCGCTGTAATTCCTGTGATACTTGTTACAGTTATGATTGTATCGCCTGTAAGCGCAGCATTGGCGAATGTAGTGTTAATACTATTTGCAGTTGTTGATGTTGTTGTTAAGCCACTGCCACTTTTTACAACTAAACCTCGATCAAGACCTGTAACAGAAACATTACCTGAAATATTACCTGTAAAATTACCATTAATATTACCTAATACTGTAATGTTATTTGTAGTGACGTTAGGAACTAATAGATTAAAGTTAGCAGAATCGTAACGATAAAAATCAGGATCACTTGTTAAAACTTGTATACCCTGTGATGCTAAGAATGGTACAGGACTTAAATCATTATAAATTACACCACCAACGTTAGTGTATGGTGTATCTTGTAGTGATACGTTACCAATAAAACGACCTAATGGAGTAGCTTTAACATGGTCAACAACAATGTTACCTGTTGGTATATTATTACCTGTGTTACCACCTGTTACGGTTAATGGTGGAAATAAATTGGAATAAATTATAGAATCATTACCAATTAATGCTTTATTGCTAACATACAAGTTAGCAACTTGGAAATTCGCTAAAAAGTTTGGACTAATATCGAGGATAACATCGGGGATGGTGCCTGGGTTGGTGGATTCGATGGTTGCAGTTGTATTACCATTGAATGTAAGAAATTGTGCACCTAAACTTGCAGGATTTGCAGGATCACCTGCTTGGAAAGTAATTTTATAAATATTTGCACTAACATTGACATTACCTGCTAGTTGTGCTTGTGCAACACCACTTGCGTTATAAAGTGTAATACCTGCGCCACCAACAATTTGAGAAACACCCGCTTGTGGTTGGTTAAAAAGTTCGGTAAAATTATCTTGAGTTGCAATGAATGCATCACGTATACTGTTAGCATTACCATCATCAGGATATGCACCATAGTCAATATTTCGTTGAGCCATTTCGATAGAATTCCATTAGTATTGTATTTATCTAAAAGAATACATAAAAAAAATCCCAACGATTTGTTGGGATTGTGAACCACAGTCTTATTCAGGCTGTTTACTTAATTCCTGCTAATCTTAACCATCCATCAAGACTTTCACTTTCTGCTACAGGACGTACTTGTGTTTTAGGAAGTGTAGTGTTATCAACTTTAGGACCATTTAATCCACCACTTAAAGCTTGTAACATATAGTTCATTTCTGTTTGGAATTCTTCATCACTTAACTTGTTCTGTGGTGAATTTGCCCATTCATCAACTTTTTCCTTGTCTTTTTTATCATCGTATTCGATATCTTTGGTAACTTTTTTACCTGCTTTTTCAGCTTTGGCATCATCTTTACCTTTATGACCTTCATCATACTCGATATCTTTAGTTACTTTTTTTCCTGCCTTTTCTGCATGTTCATCTTTTTCAGCAGTAGATTCTTCAGCAATCATTGCTAATTTCTTGAACAATCCTTCAAAAGTATAACCTTCTTCGTCTAACTTATCATGTTGAGCACGAATCTTTGCCATTTCTTCTTTTCCTGCTCCTTCACGACCTGCCTGTTGAAGTGCTTTCATACCTTCTTCACCATACTTCTTTTTACCAAGATATGCTTGTAGCGCACTTTCTTCAACTTCATCTTCATACATAGACTCAGTGTAACCACATTCATTGCACTCATGTGCTGATTCTTCCATAGGTGAACCACATTCCATGCAAGACTTTTCTTCAAATGTTGCAGGTTGATCTAATGCTTCTTCGGGTACATATGATGCTGCTAAACCTGCATCACGAATTGCCTCTGAACGCTCGTCATCAATACCTGCAACGTCCGTTGGATCTTGTGAATCATATGATTCATCAACTTTTTCATCATCGTCATCTTTATCTTCAGACCCACCATAATGCTTACCTGCATGATGTTTTGTTACGCCATCTTTGCGCTCAATACGACCACCTGTTGATGATTTACTTGTTTCTGTATCATCGTCATCATCAGCTTCTTCAACTTGTTTTTTATAACCCATTGCTTCATATTTTTTAATTACATCAGGCTCATCTCGTACTACAATTTCTTTACCTGATGTTTTATGAACCATGTTGCACTTACCACCTGTATCTTTTACAGGACCTAAATCATCTGATTCACCTATATCTTTAGTCTTAATCGCATCAGTGCCAGGAATCTTTTGCCCAATTTTTACATCGTCATCTTCTAAACCTTTTGTGAAAAGATTACCTTCTTCCACTTCAGCTTCATCCATTTTATTAGCCATTGGACTCATGTGCGAATCCCCAGGACTTGCTGTCTGTGTTTGACCTTCTTCACATCCACAATCTGCCTCAACAGGTGTACCAATCATTTTCTTTAAGAATGATAAATCAGTATCACCACTATCGTCATGCTCTTGTCCACCTAATTGACCTAATACTTCATCTTGATCAGTTACTTCAGGACCCATATCATGTGAAGCTTCTGCACCACCATGACCAATACCTGCATTGCGTAATAATTCCATCATAGATTTAGCATCTTCACCTGATGCACTAACACTAACGCTATCTTCTTGTCCCATTGGACCACCTGTAGAAGTTGTAACAGTTAAACCTTCTTGTAATAAAGATTGTAATTGTGAATCCCAACTTTCAAAGGCAAATTCACGTTGACTTGTTTCAAATGCTGATTTTTTCATGCTTGGTTCCATATCTAATTGTTTATTTAATTCACGATTTGCTTGCTGTTGTGGCACTAAATCTACAGTAGGTTTTACACCAACTGTGGCTAATGTTGCAGGTTTACGCATTGATGGTGGAAAATCATATTCTTTCTTTGCTTCATGCATAACACCTGTATCTTCCATATAGCAACCTTCAACATGCTTACGAAGTTCTTCTAATGGACCATGCCAAATTTTACGTGGGATACGACCTTCTTTATAATAATGATCGCACAATGCCTCATATAATCCTTCATCCATTGACCAACCTTCTTGACACATTTTGTGCTCATGTGGAAATGCCTCTAAAATTTCTTCTAGTACACTTTCCATAATAGGTTGTTTGTCAGACTCAGCACTTTCATACATACTTTCATCTTTCTTATGTTTTTTATTATATTCATCCCATGCAGTGGCATAAAGAACACCTTCCCAACGATCACCATATTGTTTCTTAAATGCTTCTTTACGACCTTTAATCCAATCTTCCATGCCTGGAGGGGCGACTTCTTCTAAGTTTTCTTCACCTAATGCAGTAACTTCTTTATTCTTTACTGCTTGGTCTAGTGCATGTTTAAGTGGATCATTGGGATCCTTAAAATCTATAACTTTCATACCTACTTGTGCATTACCTGCAGGACGTGATGTTGCTGATGGTTGTGTTGCACCAATTGATGGCACTGCTACTTGACTTTGGTCTAAAGCAACTTCATCTAACTGTTTTTTACTAGATTCTACTTGCTCAATAAATTCTTTAAGCTTATGAGTTACACTTGTTTTACCAACTTCTTTAGACTTTGGTTTTTTACCAATAAAATCTTGTAAATCTGCACCACCTGTTGTGTCCATATCTTTCTTTTCAGGTGCACCACGCTTATGATTTTCTTCTTTATCATCATCTTTTTGTGCAGAACCACCATAGGCTTTACCCGCAACTTTGCGATCTTCATCCAACTGTCCTAGTTGAGCAATAATTGTTCTTAAATCCATAATACTATTCCTTATTTTCTCGCACCCGTTTCAGGTCTTGGTGGTCTTGTAATTTGAGTCATTGGACTCTTATTACCCATTGTAGACATAAACTTTTTCTGATCAAATGGATCGAACGCAGGTTTTGTTTTATCTCCTGCATATGGCATTTCTATTTTATCTTTTTGTTCAGCAGCACGAATACGTGACATATATTGATCACCATACTCTTTACTAGCTTCTTTACCATCATCTTCTAATTCAGTATGATCTAATACAGGACTATGCTCCATTTGATTAGCATATTGCTCAGCTTCATGTGTCACACTATCATCGTATCCTGCTTGAATCATACGAACCATGTTTTCATCATAATTTAACAAACGTGCAACTTGCTTAACCATTGGTTCAGTACATGGATATCTAAATTCAACATCAATAATCCAAACAGATTGATTTTTCAAATTAGGAAAACCATAAGGATCCTTTTGAATCGGTGTGCTTTTAGGTTCGCCCATCTTAACAGGATCAAATTTTTGTAAGTTATACATAAACATGTCTAACCAATTTTTGTCACAGTCACCTGCAACTTTGATCTTGTAATTATAAGTGCGAACACTTTCAGCTAAATATTGGCGAAAAGTTTTCATAAAATAAATTCCTGTTTAATTATTTATCTTTATTGTCTTTTTTAGACTCTGCGTTTTGTTTTAGAAGCTCTTTTAATAGTTCATTACGATCAAGTACATGTCCTGTACCTAAATCTTTTTTCTGAACATTTTCTTCTTTAGCAGCAGTTACACTTAATTTTCGATCTAACTCAGCTTTCTTTAATTGTAGATCAATCATTTTCAATTTTTTATTGATTTTTGCAGTCTTTGCTGTAATAGCGTGTCCTAACATTGTACTTGCAACTGCAAATATTTCTGCACTAAACCTACTGTCTACCTGCATACCCAAGTTACTTAAATCTTGGAAACTTTCCACCGCCATAGCAGAAATTTCATCAAATTCTTTATCACTTGCATCTAAACCACGTACTTGTGGTAATGCTGCTTCTATCTTTTCAATACTTTCTAATGTTTCAGTAGATATTAATTCAGTTGGAGTTTCAACTTTTTCTTCTATTGTTTCTTTTGATTCATCATTTTCAGGTGAATCTAACTCAAACAAATCAATTAAGCTTTTAGTAATTTTATATCTCCATTAATTAAGATATTTATTTAGATGAATTATGAAACAATTCTTTCTCAGTTACTACTCTAAATTTTATACCTTGGCTTTTGCACCAAGCATTAGCTGCTTGCCATTTAGCATGATTTAAAGCTACTGCTAACTTGTCTTTTCTTGATTTTGCCTCAGTGAGCATAGTTTGCTTAGAAGGTTTTATCTCAACAACTTCAGCAATTTTTTGTCCAAATTTGTTTTGATACACCATAAAAATATCAGGTATATAAATTGTTTGCTTGCCTGTTAATGGATTGCGGTATGGTATTTTAATGGCTTCGCTTGCCCATTGTAATATGGCAGGATTGTTATCACAAAACATAAAGAATGACATTTCCCATCCACTTCTATATTTCGGCTTACCGCTGCCTACATATTTTTGTGGATTTTTAACTTCATATATGCCTTGTGCCCATTTACCCATTATTGAACTATATTACGTTGAACTGATGTAACAGGAACTAATACGTTATTAACTCCATACATAACAGCTTTATGTGGATTGATACTGTTTAAATAATATGCCATTGTTAAAGTAATTTGCATACTATCTCTTGCGCCTTCGAATGACTTCAATAAAGTAAAAATATCTGTTGCAGTTAGTAAAGATATTCTGAATAAGTTTACTGTAAACGATTCTGAAGTACGTTGATCGCTACAATATTGGTTAAAAAAAGCGTTAACCACTTCATATTGACCTGCAGGTGGTTCAATTTGTAAGTCATAAAAAGCATCGTAGATTCTAGTAGTAGAATCTTTATTATTATCTAAAACGGTAATAGCCATAGTATACCTATTTAGTCACCAGGCGGTGGCTGCACGTTTCCTTGAGTAGGATTGTTTGATGGTCTAAAAGTTGGGAATCTAAAAGTAGATGCGCTATTGTTAATAGTTTGGGTAAGACCTTGTGCTAATTCAGTTTTAGCTGCAGCAACTAAACCTTTTTTGTTTAAGTTTCTTGCAGCAGTTACACCTTTAATAGCAGCACCAATAAAGTTACCATTACTTAAATCATTTTGTATACCAAATGCGGTATCAACTAACCCACCTTGACCAAGAATAGAATTTCTTGTGCCCGCTTTTGTAATTGGACTCTTTTCAGTATCATAATGAGCAGGTTCACCAAAACCTTTGACAAATTCACTTGGTGCTGTACCACTTAACGCACCATCATAATACTTAACATATTCATAACGTATAGACATACGGTTTTCCATAATGCCTGTAGTTTGATAATAATCATAAGTATCATGTTGCCAACTATCAATGATAGGATTAACTAATTGATATAGTGCAAAATTATGTTGATTAAACCCGTAAATGTTAATGTTTCTAAAAAATGGTACTTTACCTGTTGATAATGAACTTGTTAATGGTGTTGGATTAAGCTCCGCACCATTATAACCCCATTGTTCTGTACCTAAGTTATTACTGTATTGATTAGCTGTGTTAGCAGCATCATTGGCGATATTATTAGGATCACTTATGTTATAACTATAATAGGCATACCATAACTTACGAATCAAATTATTATTGTCATCATTAAAAGTTACAGTAACAGGATCGTACTTAATTTTAGTTTGAACCATACGATGACGATTGTATTGGTTCATATCATGTAAATCAAAAGAATATTTTGGTAAATCAATATTTTTTACTGCTAAACCAAAATTTTTATCCGTTGGAAATAAGTTTGAAGTATTAATAAACTGTTCATTAATATCAAAGTAAACATGGAATAACCATTTAAACTTTGGTGAATAAGCATACGCATCCGTAACAAATGTCTTGGATGCGTGTTGATAGTCTTTCAAAAATTTGCGCCCGAACAATTCGTCGGACGCACTTTGTAGTACCTGCTGAAAGAATCCTGCCATACTAGTTACTAATATTAACCACCAATACCACTTACGTTGTCGGTTATAGCTCTTGCAACTGCAACACCAACACCCTGTTGGATACCCTGACCACTATCGGTAGGTGTCTGTACAGCGTTGTCGTAGCGAATTGTTAAAGAAATTGTAACAGGTTCGTTAGCACCATAATTCAATGTATTATAGTTTGCACTTTGAATAAAGCAACCATAAAGTTCCCATGTTTCTAAAACTTGTGGTGTATGAATACCACCACCACCATCAAGAATTTGAATAACAGTACCAAATTTGTAACTCTCTCCTGCTGAAGCACTAGCTTGTTCACTAAAGTCAAATTGTTTCTGTAGTTGTTCACCAACACGCATTGCAACTTGACCTGTAGCATCATCACGTAAATTCAACGTGATAGCTTGCCATTCAGGTTTGCCAGCTAAGTATACACGACTGTTATAAATTTCCAATGGAATTTCCGGGAAAGTTACCTGAGGACGTGTAACATCGATAACTTGTTTTGTCAATTCAGTCGATGCTTTATCTACACCAATATTATTAAACAATACACGGAAACGATATTGTAACTTTGGCATTAACAAGCCCTGAGCGTTTTCTGTTGCTCCTGCTAGAGGCACTGTCATCTTACTAATCGAAGTAAAAGCCATTTTGTATATCTCCTTTATCTTATTTATCTTTTAAAAGGGGGCTAAAATCACCCCCTTTACAAGAATTACAATCCTCTTATTTCACCTGTGTTTAACACACGGACAGGAATGTAAATGAACTCAACAGCTTTTACAGGTTCAATTGCAATATCGATCCAAAGTTCATTTGCATCAATTCTTGCAGGTGTATTATTACTTTCATCACAAACTACGAGATAATCGTAAATACCACGCTTAGATTGAACATCTGCTAGCAATGTTTGTACTACACCTTTTGCTTGCGAACGTGTAATTGCATCATTTGGCTCAAAGATGAACGGACGAACTGCTGCTTGTAAACGCTCACGTAAGTAGCAAATTAAACGAGCAACGTTGGTACGATCAAGTGCGCTCTGACTATCAAAGCTATTCTTGTTACCAAAGTTCAATAATCCAACATTCGTAAAGAATGCAATTGGGTTAATGAAGTTTGTGTACTCAACATCACGTAATGCCATACGATTCTTTGTTACAACAAATTCACCTGTTGCTGCATTAATGTAACCAATATTAGATGCGTTATCAACAACACCTCGACGCTGACCTGCAGGAGCAAACCATGGATAAGCAATTGTATCGTTACGTAAAATAGTACGTAAGATCATATAGCTTGGTGGAACTGCTACAAGCGCACCTGAAAGATCAGTACTAATACCACTTGGATAGTAGATACCCATGTACGTATCACGTGTTACTAAACCTTCTTCACCACTTTGTGCTGCACCCGCTGCATTAGTTGCCCATGCTACAATATCAGTTGCATTATCAGCAAGACGCATTGGTGTGTCACCAACAATGTATCCTGTTTGACCACGATCATTGTTTAATACGACCATGTTTGGTTGCAATTCTGTGTAATTAGGTGTTGCAATTAAGTTAAAGTAGGTATCTTCTTCACGAATCTCTTGATTGGTGTCAATTGATGCCTTCATTGCTGCTACGACCATTGCACGTTGTGCCTTACGACCCATATATGGTGCACCATTGGTCATGTTACCACTTGCTGTTACCCATGTATAACTAACTTCAGGCAAGCTCCCAGGTGTCGTTGTTGGCACAGTGTATGCACCTGCACTTGGGAAACTAGCTGATGTAAAGTAATTTGTTCTAAATTGCTTTACGTTATAACCACTACGGCGTGTATTGAATAACAATGTGCCACGTGGGTAAAGTGTATAACTTGGAGTATCTAAATCAATATAATTACTTGATAATAAGCTAACAATGGTTGGCATAGCATCAGTAACAGGATTTACACCACTATTTGGACCCCAACGTGCATCAGCAAATACAATACCATTTTCTGTAACTTGATCGGTATTGTCTAATAAGACCCACTGATCTAGTCCGTCAACTTGTTGCCAACGATTAACTAATGGATAATTTTCTAAATCACTTGTATCAATCCAAATATCACCGTATACTAATGGTGTACCATCACTTTGTACTGTGGGTTGTGATGAACTAATTAACGGACCTGCAGGATCTGTAGTACCTGTTGCTGTCGCAGACCATAAACCATTTGATCCATACTGTGCGTTACGATAACCAACCCATGCTGTACCTGTGTTAACCATGATATCTACTTCATTAACAACGCTATAGTACCAATTGGTATTATTGGTTGGTAATGTATTTGGTTCGATATCGTTAGATTCGTAACTAAATTCTGTCCAATCACTTAAGCATGTCATGAAATCAGGAACCATTACACCACTATATACTAATAATTGTGAAATTGCTCCACCTGACGCAACAACGTATGCAGTTAAAGGACCTGATGCAATATGAGGTGCTAAAGCTGTACCACCCAATGTAACAATATCACCTGTTACATAACCTGTACCACCACTAGCAGCAATAGTTCCAACTACTGTACCTGTATATTGAACGCTTGTTAGTGTCGCTCCTGTACCTGTACCACCTGTAATGGTTAGTGTACCTGCAGTTGGACCTGCTGTAGTAACTGTTACAGTTGAGTATGGACCTACTTTAGAGTTGGTGGGTGCTCCTGATGTAGCTTGTGTAGTAAATCCTGCAATATCAGCAGGTGATGTTAAGTAACCATTGTCATCTAATACAATGTCACCACCTTCTGTATGTGTTAATACAATCGCACCCGTTGATGATACTGCGGCAGTTGTGTAAGGAATATTTGCTGCTGCCCATGCTGCAACAAAATCAATCGCACCTTTTGCAGTTAATGTTGCAGGTAATACAACAGTATAACGTGAAGATAATGCTGAACTATTTGGTGTTGTAACATACACACCAAATGAAGATGAGCTTAATCCAAAGTTGGGACTTGTATTAGTTCCTGTAAATACTGACAAACCTGATGCGCTTCTACGGAATAATTGTACAGGGGCTTTTCCTAATCCTGAACCAAAACCATACTGTGCAAACAATGTACCAACAGGAATATTTTTTCCACCTGCAGGATCTAACGTTGCATTTGCTGATTGATCACTAGGATATAATGGACATGGAACAGTTGTAAACAAATCTGTAGATGCGCTGTATACACTAGTAACTAAATTTGTACCACTATTTGCTGCATTAGTCTTAATCCATACACTACCTGTAGGTCTTGGTGATGCACCACCTGCTCTCCAATTTGGTTGCTGAGCATTGGTTCCATAAAATACAACAGGTTTAACATGTGTGCCAACTGTAAAACCAAATAATGCCCAATCTGCACCACTATTAGAATCACTTAATGTAATTGAAGTATCGCTACTTGAACTTTGGAAAATATTAACACGATTATTAACAACTGATGCACTAATATTTGGAACATTAGTAATTGCATTAATAGCAGCAGCAAGTGATGCAGCAGTTGTACCCGAACTAATCGTAGCACTAAATGTTGTTCCTCCACGTGTTACACTAATTGTTAACAATACACTACTTGATGCTGTAATTGCGCCACCTTGTAATGTAGGAACTGTTCGTGCCCATGTGCTTGAACCAACAGGAACCCATGTATTATATAATGA